CTCGGATGAAAGAAAAACTCCCCGATCAGGTTTTTAAAATTATGCCAACTCGACCAGTTTCTGCAGACAAGATGAGCATCGGCGGCGCCAGCGGCGGCAAGCACTGGACCCGAGCCGAGGTCGAGTCGCGTCAGCAGGCCACGGCCAGCAGGGAGCGCAGAGTCACGCTCAAGCCGCCGGACTGGTTGAACGAAGAAGCGCTCAAGGTTTGGAAGGACATCAAGAAGAAGCTGAAGGGGATCGACCTGCTAGACAACCTGGACACCGATCTGCTGGCCATCTACTGCGATGCGATCGTCCACTACCGCGAGTCATCCCAGAAAATGGCCCGGCCGGAAGAGGATGCCAACATCGATGAGCTGGCCAAGACCACGCAGGCCTGGGCCAGGATCGTGACCAGCACGGCGGATAAGCTGGGGCTGACGCCAGGCGGGCGGGCGCGCCTGGCTAAGAAGAAAGCCGAGAAGATTGTCGATCATTTTGCAGATTCGTTTGGAGGATAAGCGGTGAGTCATCCGTGCACACAGTACGCGCTAGATGTGGTTGAGGGTCGCCGGGTAGCCGGGCAGAGCGAGATTTTAGCCTGCCGGCGGCACCTGGACGATCTTGCGCGGGCTGAGGCCGGGGATTTTCCGTATTACTTCGATGAGGCCAAGGCAGACAAGATCTATACCTGGTTCCGCTACTGCAAGCACGTCGAGGGACCCAAGGCCGGGCAGCCGATTGAGCTCGAGCCATTCCAGCAGTTTGACCTGGGCTGCATTTTTGGCTGGCTCGACCGCGAGACCGGGCTGCGCCGGTTCGAAAAGGCCTACATCCAGGAGGCGCGCAAGCAGGGCAAGTCGACGCTGATGAGCGGCCTGGCGCTGTACCTGATGTGCGGGGATGGGGAAGAGTCACCCAACGTCTACTGCGCTGCGGTAGATAAGAACCAGGCACGGATCATCTATAAGGCAGCCAAGGCCATGGCGCAGAAGTCGCCCGATATCCAGAAACGGCTGCGGATCCGGGATTATATGATCAGCCATGTGAGCCGCGGCGGCGAGCTGAAGGCGCTCTCAAAGGACACCAAGAACAAGGACGGCCTGAACCCGAGCGGGGCGATCATCGATGAATACCACGCGCATCCGACGTCGGAAATCTATGATCTGATCTGGTCGGCCTGGGGCCAGCGCGCGCAGGCGCTGCTGGCGATTATCACCACGGCCGGGTTCGAGACCAACGAGAACCCCTGCTATAAGGAATACGAGTACTGCAAGCAGATCATCCAGGGCCTGATCGCCAACGATCGCTACTTTGCGATCATCCGCGAGCTGGATAAGGATGATGATGAGCACGATCCGGCCAACTGGATCAAGTCTAACCCACTGCGGGCATCCACGCCGGCCGGGATTAAGAAGCTCAAAGAGCAGCACGATGAGGCATTTACCTCGCGAGATTCGGCCAAGATCCGCAATTTTCGGGTGAAAAACCTGAATATTTGGGTGAACGAGTCGGAGAACTCCTACATCGGCGACCTGCTGCCAGCCTGGAATGCCGCAGCCATTTCCCGAGAGGCGTTTATCGAGCGGACCCGCGGCAGGAAATGCAACGTGGGGATCGACCTGTCAAAGAAAATCGACCTTACAGGCGACGCTTTCCTGTTTGATCTCGGGGATGATGTGATCGGGATCTCTGCCCATGGCTTTATCCCAGACGAAACGGTCTCCAAGCATGAGAAGACCGATAAGATCCCGTACCGGGATTGGATCAAAGAGGGCTGGGCAACGATGACCGAGGGATCGGTCACTGACTATGATGCAATCAAGACTCATATCCATGATTGCGAGCTCAACTTTGGCTGGAAGGTGTACGAGTGGCTATTTGATCCCTACAACGCCACTCACTTGGCCAACCAGATGCAGGCAGCCGGTTATACCACGGTCGAAGTGCGCCAGGGCGTGCAAACGCTGAGCGAGCCGACCAAGCTGCTCAGGGAAAAGGTTTCCCAGGGCAAGGTGGTCCACGATGGTTCTCCCCTGTTGACCTGGTGCGTGGGCAACGCGACCGAGATCCAGGACAGCAATGAGAACATCAAGCTGAGCAAGAAGAACGCCAGCGATGTGAAGCGGATCGACCTGCTCAGCGCGGCGATCAATGCAATGGTCCGTTACCAGGCGCTGCAGGAAGCCAGTCGGGACCTAAATAGTGAAATCTTGAATGGGGAATGGGGGATGTGATGAAACTGGACATCGCCTGCGGAAATCATAAAGACCTGGGCTGGGTGGGCATCGATATCCAGCCGCTGCCAGGCGTGGATATCGTCCACGATCTGAACGTGCACCCATGGCCAGTCGAGTCGGGCAGCGTGGAAGAGGCCAAGGCCTGGCATATCGTCGAGCACATTCCGCCGGTGGCGGTGACAGAGCGCGGCACGCGGCGGCCGTTTATCGAGTTTATGAACGAGTGCTGGCGGGTGCTCCAGCCTGGAGCGCGGATCGATATCGAGACGCCGCATGGGGCCTCGGATGGGTTTCTTCACGATCCAACCCACTGCAATCCCTGTGATGAGGTGACCTTCGAGCATTTTGACCCCGCGCAGCGGCGCTACCAGACCTACCAGCCGCGGCCGTGGAAAATTATCGATGTGCGCTGGCGGCGGGATGGGCAGCTCAACGTGGTGCTTGAGAAGCGGAGTGAGGAATGATCGATATAGCGCATGATCAATCTCTTTCATGTCCCAATACATGGGCAATTTTTCGTTACCAAAGCGGGAGAGTGCAGGTGGTCACCCGCTGCAGCAACGGACATATTGGTAGCCTGGATGATCACCAGATTGGCGAGGATGGAGTTGTTTCTCCTTCAGTTGTATGCCAGCGTGGTGGGTGCAATTATCACGAATTTATCAGGTTGATTGGCTGGAAGGGCGTATGACCATCCAGACAGCGTTTCTACAGAAACACCCCGGGAAAATGGTGATGTCGCAGATGAAGGATATGTACGCTGGCAGGCCTGCAGCGGTCCTGGGCGGCGGGCCCAGCCTGCCGGGCGATTTGGCCAGGCTGCCCAAAGACTGCGTTTTGATCGCGGTCAATTATCACGCTTTTCACCTGTGCGATCCAGATTTTATGGTCTACAACGATCAACCCGATTCGGATCCGGTCCTGTTTGATGCGGTCCGGAAACCAGGCAGCGCGGTGCGGGTGAGCCCAGATCCGACGTCGGATGTGATGTTTGATGTTGAGGTCTGGACCGGTTTCTACTCAAGCAATACAGCGGCCTGGTTCGCGCTGTGGATGGGCTGCAGCCCGGTGATCCTATGCGGGATGGACTGCTACCAGGGTGAGCAGGTCTATTTTCATCCCTATTCTCACGATGTCCCCTGTTTCCACTATCCGCTGGAGATGCACCTGCGGCCATGGAAAGAGGATGGAAAGAATTTACTGCCGCATGTAGAGCGGCTGAAAGTTATGTCTGGGCCACTGGTCCAGGTGTTTGGAGCATATGAGGGCGGCCAATGAGGCAGTTTTTGAGCAGGCATCTGGATGACGTTCTGACCGTGGGCGGGGCCGGGTTGATTGTATACGGCGCCTACCTGCTGAGTTTTGTGGCTGCAGTGTTTACTGCCGGCGCTTTCTTGATCGCGTTTGGCGTACTGATCGGTTTGGGCTCAGGCCGCAAGGGAGACCATTAATGATAATTTCTCGATTGACCAACCAGGCGCCGGCGCCGGCAGTCCCTGCCCAGGCTAACCCGGGCCAGATCTATCCGGAAATTTACCGGATGGCCTATACGCGGACCAACAGTGGGCCAGCCGTGACTGAGGCAACCTCCAAGCGGGTGGCCACGGTGTACCGCTGCTCGAACGTGATCAGCGACGATATCGCGATGATGCCGCTCCAGGTGTACCGCAGCTACCAGGGGCAGATCTCTCGGGTCTTTCCGGATGCCCAGCTGCGCAATCCAGCCTATTTGCTCGAGCGCCAGCCAAACCGGTGGATGGTTCCTTTCATCTGGAAACGGACGATTGTCAACTGGCTGATCTTCTGGGGCAACGCCTACATCTGGTGCCCACCAGGGCCATACCCAGAGCTGTACATCCTCGACGCGGATAAGACCTACCCGGTGCTGGATAAAGAAGGAAACAAATGGTACGCGACCACCTTCCCAGACAACAGCGATGAGCACATCCCGGATGTGGAGATGGTCCACCTGATGATCAACTCCTCCAACGGGTTGGCCGGCCGGTCCGTACTGACCTATGCACGCGATACCGTCGGCCGCCAGCTGAGCGCACACGAGACCCAGGACAGAGTCAGCGGTGGATTGAACCCATCCGCGGCGATCTGGGTGAACGGCGAGCTGAGCCCGGAAGCGAGGGAGAAGGTCCGGCGCGCGTACCTCGACGCGGTGACCGGCAGCGCCAACGCGGGCGGCGCGGCGGTCTTTGATAACAAGATTTCCAAGTTTGAAAAAATCACGATGAGCCCGGCGGATGCCCAGTTTCTGGAAGGGATCCAGGCCACGGACGCGGATATCGCCAATTTCTTTAATTTCCCGCTGCATAAAGTCAATATGGGCAAGCAGAGCTACGAGTCAAACGAGCAGCAGGATCTGAACTATATCAAGTCGACGCTCAACCCATTCCTGATCCAGTGGGAACAGGCGGGTGGTTTGAAATGGATTGCTGAGATCGACCAGCCGTTTCAGTACCTGCGCTTTAACCGCGACTCGATCCTGCAGACGGATACCAAGACCCGGAGCGAGGTGATCAAGAACCGGATCCAGTCAGGGGTAATGACGCCGAACCAGGCGCTGCAGATCGAAGATATGAACGGATACCCGGGCGGCGACGCTCATTATATGCCCAGCAATATGGGGCGCATCCTGCCGGACGGCAGTATTGAGACCAAAGCGGGCGCGCAGCCCGCACAGGATAGGAGCCAGGTATGAGGACAATTCAATTATCACGCGCGGCGCTTGAGCCGTGGGCCATCTTGCCGCAGGCGCTCTCTGTGATCGTCGACGTGGTGACGCGGCATTTTGCGGGGGAAAAGCTGGACGCGGAAGAGGTCCAGACGCGGATCCATGGCGCAAAGCGGCCGAGCGAGCGGGTCGCCGGATCGATCGCCGTGCTGCCGCTGTTTGGGACGATCTTCCCCAGGGCAAATATGTTTACCGACGTTTCGGGAGCGACCAGCGCGGAAATGTTTGGGCGGCGCTTTGATGAGCTGCTCAACGATGCGACGGTGGGGGCGATCGTTCTGGATGTGGACAGCCCGGGCGGGCAGGTTCCAGGGATTGAAGAGCTGAGCACAAAGATTTTCGAGGCCAGGGGCACCAAGCCGATCATCGCGGTGGCTAACCACCTGATGGCGAGCGCAGCCTACTGGATCGGCACGGCCGCGGATGAGCTGGTGGTAACGCCATCCGGAGAGGTCGGCTCGGTTGGGGTATTTGCCATCCATGAAGACGTCAGCGAGTCGCTGCTCAAAGAGGGCGTGAAGGTGACCGTGATCTCGGAGGGGAAGTACAAAACCGAGGGGAATGCCTACGAGCCGCTGAGTGAAGAGGCGCGGGCGGCGCTGCAGACCAGGGTTGCTGAGGTGTACGAGCGCTTTGTTCAGGCAGTGGCGCGCAACCGCGGGGTAAAGGCCTCTGAGGTTCGCAGCGGCTTCGGGGAAGGGCGGACCGTGGGCGCCAGGCAGGCAGTCAAGATGAACATGGCCGACCGGGTCGAGACCCTGGATGATACGATCGCGCGCCTGCAGCGATCAGGCTGGCGGCCAAAGAGCCAGCAGGCTGAACTAAGCGACGTTCAGCCCGAGGCAGAAACAGTGAATGTACCGGAGGAGGCAGCATCCAGCAGCGCTGTCGAGCCCGCTGCAGATGAGCAAGCGGCTGAAATTGAGCAGCTGCGCAATTTTGTCCATATTTTCGGACCCAAGCGAGGTGAGTAATGGGAAGTTTGAAACCTGTTTATGATGCGGCAAAAGCCGCGGATGAGAAGGTGAGCGCGATCATGGCTGAAATGATCGCCGCCTTCGAATGCGGTACAGACGAAGGCAAGCAGAAGGCCTTGGATCTTCGCCCGGCGCTGGACGCGGCGAAAGAAGAGGCCCGGCAGGCCAACGATCTGTATGTGTCGATGCGCGATGCCCAGGCCGGATCGGATGAGCACGCGCGGCGGTTTGTGCCAGTTGGCGACGTAGCCCAGAAGGCCGGGGCGAAAGAAATTACCCGGGCCGAGTATGAGGCGATGGACTATGCCGAGCGGCATACCTACCTGAAAAATGGTGGGGCAATCGTTGATCACCTGAGCGAGTAGGCTCGCCCGGGATAATCGTAATCATCTATTTTGTTGAGGAGCATTTATCATGGCTAACACGCTAACCGGTCTCATTCCAGCCGCTATTGAGGCGCTGGACGTCGTTTCGCGCGAACTGGTTGGGATGATCCCCGCCGTCAACCGCGATTCCTCCGCTGAGCGCGCCGCAGTCGGCCAGTCGATCACCTTCCCGGTGGTTGGCGCACGGTCGGCCGTGGCCACCACGCCGGCGGCTTATGGTCCGACCACAGTCGATACCAGCGCGCCAGGCACCACGGTCACGATCTCCAAAAGTTACGCCGTTCCGTTTTATCTGACCGGCGAGAACGATAAGGGGCTCAGCCAGACCAGCGCAAAAAACGCGTTCCTCCGGGACACAATCGCGCAGTGCATGCGGACCCTGGTCAACCTGATCGAGACCGACCTGGTCACCGTCGGCAAGGCTGGGGCCTCGCGGGCTTACGGCACGGCTGGGACAGCTCCCTTTGGGACTGCGGCCGATATGACGGATCTGGCGAGCGTCGCCCAGATCCTCGACGATAACGGCTGCCCGATCACTGACCGGCGGCTCGTCCTCTCGAATGCCTCGGTGGCCAACCTGCGCGCCAAACAGGCCAACCTGATCAATAGCGGCGGCGAGCTGCTGCAGCGCGGGATCATGACCATGCTGGAAGGGTTTGCGGTTGGCCAGAGCGGTCAACTCACCACCCACACCAAGGGCACTGGCACTGGGTATTTGATCAACCTTACCGCTGGTTATTCGGCCGGGTCGACTTCGTTTGTCATCGATACCGGATCCAACACCATCCTGGCCGGGGATATCATCACCAACTCCAAGACCAGCCGTGACTCGAATAAGTACGTGGTAAAGGCCAACGGGACCACCACGGCATTTTCGATCAATGCGCCTGGCAATAAGGTCGACTGGGTCAACAATGACCCGCTCACGATCGGCAACAATTACACCCCAAACCTGGCTTTCCATCGCAATGCGATCTGGCTGGCCACGCGCGCGCCGGCCGTGCCGGAAGGTGGGGACGCGGCGACTGATGCGACCATGCTGGTCGATCCGGTCTCTGGCCTGGCCTTTGAACTGCGCGAATACCGGCAGTACCGCCAGGTCGCCTGGGAAGTGGCGATCGCCTGGGGCTATGCGGCGATCAAATCCGAGCACATCGCTATCCTGCTCGGATAGTTATTACCCTGGCTCCCTCTCCAACGTTGGAGAGGGAGCCGTGGAGGGCTTATGGCAAACATCCTGACCGCGAGTGAAGCAGCCACCGTGCTGCGGATTGACGAAGACAGCCAGACCCTGCTCGATCTGCTGCCGGCGATCGACGCTTATATTCGAGGCGCAACCGGGCACGATTGGGCCGCGGATACACCGGTAATACCCGAGGCGAAAAGCGCCGCGCGGATCCTGCTGGTCAGATGGCACGAAGATCCAGGCGCGATGGCAGGCCAGGCGCTCACCTATGGACAGGCAGCGATGCTGGTCCAGTTGGAGGCGCTGGCCGAGCGATTTTACACGTTTTTGGGTCGGGATGGGGCCGGAGCCATATCCCTGCCAGGCGCCAGGATCGGCGATACGGTCTCCAGCCTGGTGGGCAAGATTGGCGTAACCGGGGACCAGGCAGCGGCGTTTGAGGCGGTGATCACCGTGGACGATGAGATCCAGCAGGTGAGCGCTGCCGATTTATCGGATTATTGGTACCAGGCCTACCTGGTCCCCGTGAGCGCACTATGATCCTGAACGGCAAGCCTATCAACCCGGGTGAGATGCGCACACCGATCACCTTTGAGAGTCGGACCGTTTCTATAGAAACGGGAGGGTTCCAGGTGCCAGGGTGGGCGACCATCGCTGAGGTTTGGGCGCGGTGGACGAATGTTCACGGCTCGGAAGTATGGGCCGCGGCGAGCATGCAGGCGCGCCAGCCGGCAACGGTGCTGGCCAGGTACCGGGAAGATGTCGATCTGACCTGCGCTGTTTCGATGGGTGGAAACCGGTATGAGATCCTCTCGATCGATGATATCCAGCAGCGCGGGGAATATATGGAGCTGAAGGTGCAACGCATGGAGGCGAGCTGATGCCAGCCAGATTTAGCCTTGACCTGACCGGGTTCGATGAGTTCCTGGAGAAGCTGCAGGCGATCGGCGAAAACGTCGACGCGGCGGCGGGCCAGGCGCTCGAGGCTGGTGCGGCCGTGGCAGTCGCAGGGATGCGGGCTCGAGTCGCGGTCGATACCGGGAACCTGCAGGAGCATATCAAGGCGGGACCGGTGGAATTGTCTGGAAACACCTCGACGATTGAGGTGGGGATCATCAGTGCGGACGGCAAGACGGTGCGCTATGCGATGGTCCAGGAGTATGGGTCAGCCAGCGTTACCGCGCATCCCTACATCCGGCCGACGATGGGCCAGGATAAGGGCAAGATCCGCGCGGCGATGCGGGCGGAGCTGAAAGGGATCTTAGGAGGCAGGGCATGAGCATCTGGTCGATCACCGCCACGGCACTGGCCACGCTGACACCGCTCCCGGTGAGCGAAGGGCAGAAACTGATTGCATCCGGGGCAGCTCTGCCGGATGAGTTTGCGACCTATTTTCTGGTGACAGCGGCGAGCGTGCTGGATGCGGACGATGTCGAGAAGCTGCGCTGCTACACGATCCAGGTATCGTATTTCAACCGGCTGGGCCTGGGCGCCGTGCCGGATATCGATGGCGCGATGGTCGCTGCGGGGTTCACCCGCGGGCCATCCCGCGAGCTACCCTATGATCAGGTGACCAGGCATTACGGCCTGGCGCTGGATTACAACTATTACGAGGAGTAATCTTCAATGGCAAATGCAGGTGAGTACAAATCAAAGATTGGCCTGGACAGCTTGTATGTCGCGGCGGTGACCGCGGACAGCGCCAGCGCCTATACAGCGGGGACTCCACAGTGGTTGGCTCCGGCAGCCGAGGCCAGCCTGGCGCCGACCACCAGTTTCGAGATCCAATACGCAGACGATCAGCCCTATGACG